TCATGGCTTACTCCCCTTCCCCTTCACGCGGCTTGCCAGCGCTTTCAGGTACGCGGGCTCCTTTTTCGGAGGCTTCACGTTTTCCTTCAGTGTTCGTTTTTCTGCCGTACTCATGCCGCCACCTGCTCCGGCTCGCCGTCCTCGGAGAGTTCCTTCTGCCAGGCTGCAAGAGCGCGGTTCATCCGGTCAGTGGCCGAAACCAGCTGGCGGGCAAGAAAGTCCTGCCTCACGTCGTCCTTGTCGAAAAGATCGCCGATGATCAGCGAAAGGGCCGTGGCGTCGTTGATGGCTTGAACCAATCGTTCCTGCGGGGTCATGATGCTTCCTTAAACTTGATGCCGGTGATGTTCTTGCGCAGGATATCTGCGCGCAGGGTGATTTCGTTCTCGCCGCCGTGGCACAGATCCCACGCTTTGATTTCAGAATGGTACTTTCCGAGAACGTAGGACTTTCCGCCCATGAATACCGTCGCTCCGGTGTGAAAGAGGTCATCTCCGAAGTCCGGAAGTGGCGGCGCGGCTTTCACAACTGTTGGCCATGCGTCGCTTAGCGCCTCGCACAATCGCCGGTAATTGTAATGCAGCGGGTTAGTCGCCTTGCCAGCGATATGCCCCTCGGTCAGAGCTTCAATCACGTCGATGGCGCATGAAAGCTGGCCCAGAGCATCGTCCATCTCGAAAAAGGTCTGTCTGGCCGTTTCGAGTGCGTTCACGTAACTTTCAAGCCCGGTCATGATAAATCCCCCTCAATCAACCGGCCGCCGCGAATAGGCGCATCAATGACCATCCCGACAACGATCACACTATTGCGGCAAACTCCTCCATGTGCTGACTTAAAGTAGTGCCCGAGCGCCGTTCTGGCCCCGAATGGGCGATGCCCGATATATTCTTTCTCGATGTCCATCAGACGTATGCGTCCGTCGTGTTCGATGATAACGGCGCGCCCAGTTTCGTCATAGCGGTTGATATCGATCCAGACGGCTTCACCGTCGATAACCATGGCGCAGAGGTTGCGCGGCTGATGGTGCCTGGCCCGTATCGGCATATTGTTAGCAACGGGCAAGCCGGTGGCGTTTGCTGGCACTGCGTGCTGCATGATGGTGTCTCCTGTATTAATGATCCGGTAACTGTGTTTAGCGACCCAGGTTGAATCAAATCACTAAGTATGCATAATAAGTGCAACACTGCATTAATCATGTCAACATAAAAAATGCAATTAGGATCTTTTTATGATTACTCCGGCCCAATGCCGTGCAGCTCGCGCCTTGATTGAATGGTCTAGAGACGACCTTGCATCGGCTTGTGCCGTCGCTCTACGGACAATCGTCGACTTTGAACGAGGTGCCAGAGAACCGCGGAGGGTGACGCTTCAAGCGATCCGCGCTGCCCTCGAAGCAGCTGGCGTAATCTTCATTGATCAGAACGGAAATGGCCCAGGCGTTCGCTTGCGTGATCGGCAAGCATAAACATTGGACAAGAGCACTCAAAACAAACTGACGCATGAAATATTGAACGCAACTATTGGTAGTTGACGTTTTGATTTGGCTCTGACAGCTTCATGTAACTTGGGGTTCTATGAAGTGGGGATGGGCATGAGTACATTTGAAGAAAGCCTGAAGATAATAGCTGATCGCGTGAAGACGCATTCCAGCACTATGGCAACTGAAGAGGCTGTCAAAACTGCGGTCGTTTTACCGTTTCTCCGTGCACTCGGATATGATGTGTTTGACCCTAATGAGGTCATTCCTGAATTCACGGCTGATGCTGTTGGTAAAAAAGGTGAAAAAGTCGATTACGCGATCAAAATCGAGGAAGAAATTCGGATTTTGATCGAGTGTAAGCCGATCACCTTCACGCTTGAAAAAAAGCATCTTGACCAATTGTATCGCTACTTCAGCGTAACAAATGCAAAATTTGCAATCCTAACCAACGGTAGAACTTTTAATTTCTACACCGATCTGGATGCCCCTAATAAACTAGATGCGCGCCCGTTCTTTGTTTTCGATATTGCTGACTTCAATCCCGCGATCGCGGTTGAACTCAAAAAATTTGAAAAAGCCAGCTTTAACGTCGATAGTATTTTAGCCACAGCTGAACGGCTGAAGTATGCATCCGGGATCAAGAAAGCCATCAACAGTCTGATCGAAGAGCCCACCGAAGATTTCGTACGGATCGTTGCTGCTGATGTATATGACGGGCGCCTAACTGCCCCTGTAAAAGAAATGCTTACCACAGTTACAAAGTCAGCTTTCCGTGATGTTATCATGGACGCTGTGAAGAGCCGTCTCTCCAATGCACTCGCCGGCACTGAGGAGGTAATTGAGCAGATCGAACAGCCGGTAGATGATCCTGACATCGTTACGACAGAAGACGAAATAGAAGGCTTTATGATCGTAAAGGCAATCTGCCGAGAGGTCGTAGCGGCAAAACGCGTATTTATGCGGGACGCAAAGTCGTACTGCGCCGTTCTGCTTGACGATAATAACCGCAAACCGCTTGTGCGCCTACACTTCAACCGATCGACGAAGTATATAGGAATATTCGACGGAGACGCTGAAGACCGCATCATCGTAGAAAGCCTTGATCAAATCTATGAGTATGCTGATCGCATCAAGGCTGCCGCGCAGAAGTATCTGCAATCTCAGCCTGCCTAAATTGAGTTATATCGTTATTGCGATCGACTTCAGTTTAGCATTCTCTCCAAGGGGTAATCATGGCAACAGCGGCAAAAATTCTTGGGCTATTAAGCTTGGTCGGCGGCGCACTGTTGGCACTAATGGGCTTTATCGAGATGAACCGAGGCGGATCGTTTGCGCTTGCAGCCGGGTGCAGCGCCGTAGTCTCTGGCGTGTTTCTCTATTGCATCGGACAATTGGTCGAGTACGCCGCAAGCATCAGCGAGTCGCAAAAACAGATCGCCGCTTCGCTAAGCGGGAAGCAGCCAGTGGCTGTAAGTGCCCCTGCTCCGGTCTCAACAGCCAGCACTGCTAGGCCTGCACAGATATTTGCGGATAGGTAGGAGACGACCGACCTCGGGCGCTTTATTAGCGACGATTCTTATTGATATGATCTTGGATTTGGAAAAACGCGATGTCTGAAGATCCGGAAGATAAAGAGTACCCACAAGGGAATAAAGGTGGGAGGGCAGCACGTGGTGCGATGAATGCGCTGAGCGGCTTCATTCCCCTGGCTGGCGGATTTCTTTCAGCAGCAGCGGCTGATTGGTCTGAACAAGAACAAGATCGCATAAATTCATTTTTTAAACACTGGATTGAAATGCTAAGGGCCGAAATGGCCGAGAAAGAGCAAACAATTCTCGAAATCATGCAACGCGTCGATATGAAGGATGAAGACGTTGCTTCCAGAGTTGAAAGTCCAGAATATCAATCTTTATTGCGCAAATCGTTCCGAGATTGGGCTGGCGCGGAAAGTGAAGATAAACGCAGTTTTGTACGAAACCTTTTAGCGAACGCCGCATCGATAAAGTTATGTAATGATGATGTCATTCGATTGTTTTTAGATTGGATTAAGAATTTTTCTGAGTTACATTTTGCCGTTATCGCTAAATTCTACAATAACAATGGATTAACGCGTGGCGAAATTTGGCGAGAACTAGGAAGAGAGCCTGTCAGAGAAGATTCTGCCGATGCAGATCTGTTCAAGTTGCTTATACGAGACCTTAATACAGGCGGAATCATTAGACAGCATCGAGCCACTGATTACGCTGGAAACTTCATTAAAAAAACACCGCAACGATCCAGGCCTGGGATGGCAAGCACAACTCACAAATCAGCTTTCGATGATGTTGAAGGGTATGAATTGACCGCGTTAGGAAATCAATTTGTCCACTATGCAATGACCGACGTTCCAATAAAGCTGCAGTTTCAAGAGCCTTGATACGTTTGAAAAATCAACGTGGTGAACCTAGGCAGATAACAACAGCGGCGGGGGCCGATGTTTCTAAAAAACCTATCCACCGGGCAGTTTATCGCGATCGTCGCTGTAGGCGCGGTCGGCGCTTTTTCAGTACCGTGTCTGATGAACGCTTCGTTCGCCGAGAAAGCGCGTAGCAGCGGCCATAGTCCTGACCGCGGATAAAAGGCGCAGATCGCATCATTAGCATTTTATAATATTATCAGATACTTAAATCGATAATCCTCGCAAAATTCTATTGACTGCTCAGAATTATCAGCTCATCATTACCTAGCATCAGCCCCCGCAAACAGCTGATGAAGCCCCGGTCTTGCCCCCCGCAAGTCGGGGCTTTCTTTATGTTGGCGCGTCTCGTTTTCTAATAGAATTGAAACAATCCTCGTCTTGGCGAGTTTGGACGCCCATTCAGGCCACAGCCATGCGCCTGTTTACGGCGTGGCTCGCTTCGGCAGGCGCATACCCCGTCAGCTAAACGGCTGGCGGGGTTCACTATTTTCCTGTTTCCGCTTCGCTTTACGCGATGCGATAAAATTTGTTTTTTAGTGTTCGCTAATAAGGTAAAGTTACGCCTTTGGTATAAGGAGGCTGACATGCCGTTTTTCAACGAAGCGAGCCGAATATATACGCCTGTCGAAGTCGATTTCCTGCGCGGCTGTTTCACGAACGCAGCCGTCATCCTTGAGGAGAGCGACCGCAATTATTCGGCCAGCGAACTCGCATCCTGCGTCATGATGCTCTACGAGCATGGTTTGCGTGATCGAAATTACCTTTGCGAACTCGCTGCCAGGCTTGCCCATCAGAAGTATGTTGTTCGACATGACATGACCGCAATGCATGCCAATTCCTACGATCCCGATGGAACCTTTTCCTAAGAATGACGTTCGTAGCCGTTGGTGTCAGTGACCGTTTTCCAAGCTCGGATGCTGCGCCGACCCTGCCCTGCGTTGCACCGCCGGGGCAGGGTATCTTTTTTCGGAGGCGAAAATGTCTTGGGGAAAGCCGGTAGATGTTCAGCTTTACGGCGTCGGCAAATACCGCATAATCACAAGTACGGCCGGCGCAGCTGAGTGCTTACTTGAGGAGTGGCCACATGAAGCACGTGGAGAAGAATATTGGCGCGCCATCGAAAGTTGCCTGGCTGACTTGGAAGGAAAAACGAGCAACGCTCGCGATAGTTTCATTGCAGCAGCCAATGCAGCTGGACTGACTATCCGGCCATCCAGTTACCAATAGCGCCGTTGGAGCGGGGATTGCGCAGAATGAAGCCAGATCATCTTCACCATTGTTTGTTAGATATCGGCTGGACGCCTGAAATGTTGGCGCGCAAGCTGGAGTGCCACGTCTCTCTGGTTGAGTCGTAGCTATCAGGAGACCAGGAAGTGCCTCTAAAGGCCGGCGTATGGTAACCACTTTGGCAGCCTGCCATCGAGCCGCCGAAGAAGGCCGGCCCGCATCTTTGAAAGGCAGAAAATTTGAAGTCTGACGGCATGCACCAGCGATGGGCCCCCCTGCAACAAAAACCTTGGGAAAATAAAAGCGTATCATTTTCTTTTCGCGAATATTAGCTAACGTTAATGTGTATATCGGGTTGCGCTAAGCAACACCCCTACCGATATGCCGCCCCAACGCCGGCCGAAAGCGTTGGGGCGCTTTATTTCTCACCAATATAATCTTGCGCCTAAACGAATTCCGTCCAATTATCCGAGCTATCTTGACTAATTGGGGGTATGGGCAGTGCAGAATTATTGTTTCAAAATATCGTTGTGTGCAGCGGCTATGATGCTGGCATTCAATTTGCCTGCGTCTGCGGAAAAGTTCACCAAGCAAGATTCCTTCGAAATGGGAAAAACCGACAAGCTCACGGCAGTTTGTGAAGGTAATTATTCGAGCATTTTCAGCGAACGATTAAACAAGGCGAAAGCGGCGCATCCCAAAGAGTACAAGGCAGGTTACAATTCGGTGAACGCTTGCGTTGACGAAGCAGAGCCAGCAACACCGGCGCCCGCTACCACCTCTAGTAATAAACGAAAACCATCACCCAAAAAAATGCAAACGGCGGCGAAGCGTTACATAGAGAATGAATGCAGGAGCGCACCCCAACTGTGCAAATCCAAACGCAAAGGTGCGTTATCGAAGTCTCAGATGATCGCGATTCTCTCCAAGGCCGATCAAGAAGATCAGTTTCCTGAGTACATTGAAGGGTTCTTTTGTAAGAATACTGGAGAATGTGAGGCTGGAGACTAATCCTGTTTGTCAATTAATGTGCGGTCCCCGGGGCAGCTTCACCTGCGCCGGGGCTTTCGCATACTAATCGCGGGCCACGCAGTTTCGTTCTCTTTACCCTTGCCGACTCTTCATCGCGCCCTATCATTATTTTGACGGATAGCTTTCCAAGCCGATGGCAGCCTAATCCCGTGCCCCGGTCTTTGCATGCACACTGACCGGGGTTTTCTTTTACTGTGAGTAATCAAAGAATTCTCACTTGCGTTAAGAACGGCGACGGCCCGATCTTAATTGCAAAACCCCGGCGCCGGGAGAGCGCTGGGGTTTTTCCGAACCAATGCGACAAATAAAGCACCCGATGTTCGAACTCAAAATACCACTTGAAATCTGACGAAACTGAGCGCTGTGGTTATAAACAAGGAGCCACCGATGCCGTTCAGATCCGCAGAGTATCAGGGCACATATAACCCGTCCGAACTAGAACTTTTACAGCAAGCATATACACAATGCTGCGACCTCTTCGAACGATGCCCTTCCACTCATGAGGACAAGGATCGATTGGCCCGTCTCGTAATGAGGATTTTCGAGGAAAGCAGCCACGATCCGGAACTGGCGGCGTCACGCGCGGCTGAGCATGCTAGGCGTTTCGATTGATCGCCTATGTTGACCACCAATCTAGTTCGCATAAGAATATGAATTGCGTAGGCTTTTCAGACCGATGAAAAACCAACTTGCGTGAGCCCGGCATGGCGTCCTCCTTGCCGGGTTTACTTTTTGGTCAACTAGGGCAAAAATTCGCAAGGAGAGATAAGTCGGAATTAAATCTAGGATGCCACATGTCCAAGCAGATAATTCGCCCTCGCGAGAATGGAAATTATCAAGACCGGGGTGCTGACTGCCAAGATGCAGTTGTTGATGATGTGATCGAATTGATTGAAAGAGCCCAAAAAGCTGGCTGGAGCGGTATGGAGGCAGCGGTAGCTGTCGGAATAATCGCCAGAGGGCTTATAAGGGATCAGATGACCGTCGTTATAGATAACGAAAACCCGTAAGCCCTTTTCTGGCACCCAGCTTTACTTTTCTGACCAAATGGGTAAAAATTTGACCGTCCCTTTTGGGAGGGGACCAGTCGCTTAACCCCGCGCGGTTTTCGCTGCGGGGTTCTTTTTTAGGCTGCCCGCCTTTCGCAATTTAAGGTGGCGAGCGCGGATGAGATTAGCAAGGGATCTGGCTTCGGCAATCTTGGTTTTCCGCAAGAAACAGACGCCCCACCAGTGGTTGACGATCATTTCCCGGGCTGGCCATTTTGATCAAGGTTTGGAGGGGCATCATGAAAAGAGTTGCGTTGACCTGTGCGTTACCCCTGTTAGCAGCAGTAGCACAGCGGCTCATCTGTGTCGGTCCTTACGTCAGCGCTTATTCAATAGCCCCGACGGGTGAATTTAGAATTCGTCAAGCACGAAGTATTGAATAAGTCAATATCATAAAACGTCGACACCTTTCCGCATTTTGTTTCATTGAAAGAGGATTAAACAAACACTATTATTCTCGTGTTTCTAATTTTACTTCCTTGCATAGAGGGATTACTCATGCCTGAGGTCATTATTCACGGTAGCGATTGGCAATGGGCCGAGGAGTACGTTTATCTTTATGCTACCTACATCGTAGCCTGCCCGAAGGACCGGCAGTGCCAAGTGGGAATGGGGATTTTTGCGTTCGGGGAGCCCCGTGGTGAAAAAATCCGCTTCTCAGGTGACCGCGAGATAACAGTTTTAGGCGCAGGCGCCCTTCATTTCCGTGTTGATGATGGTCGTGGCCCCTGCACCGTGGGATTCGCTCAGGCATCGAACGCTCCGATCAAGTGGACTTTTACGACCTGAATTGACTGTACTCTTTTGGGAGATTCATCATGAGTTCCCCGGACCTTGCGCGCGCGGGCCGATCTCGGACACGAATGTTCGTTATCGGTTTATCCATGATCGTTTTTGCTACCCTGCTTGTGCTAATCATCGAATATCTACGTATCAGAAATGTCGAACTGTCAGAGGCACCCGAACGCCGTGCGACGGGATTGGTGCTAGAACCATCAATCAGCGAGTTCTCAGCGAACTTAACCCTTCCCTACGGTACCCTGAGTCGCCTCGTGACGGATACGGTCCGGGCAGGATTGCGACCGACAAGTGGACGCGAACGGATCGGCTGTGCCGAGGTTCGGTACTTATTCAAACAGTGCTTGGACTTTAACTGGACAGCGAACCCCTCCATTCCCAGTCCAGTCACTTTCCAGAGTGACAATGACCGTGTGCGGATTAATTTCTCCGGCGCCATTGATGGAGGAGGCGGATTCGGCGGAGGTATCGCTAGCATACTATCGCTAAACAGAAAAAACTTCGATGCTGCCTTCGCTGCCTCCGTTGCGACCAAGATTGCTTTTGATGCCGATTTCTGCCCAGTTCTTACGCCTGGAGAAGTACAGTTTGGTTGGACTAAAGAGGCGCGCATTGAACTAATTGGCAGATCAAGTCTGCCCTTTGGCTTATCCATCGGGCCATACAACTTGGACTTTGGCCGGCACTTCAACGGTCCCATCCGCAACATGCTCAAAGAGGCTGTATCAGGTGCGAAGATCGACTGCAGTAAAATCCGGACGGCCTTAGAAGCTCTGTGGCGACGTTTTGCCATTCCCGTTGCGCTCGAGAATGCCCCACCTATCTTCATTAATATAGACCCCGTGGCCATCTATCTATCTGGCATTCAGGGTATACAAGGAGGCATCAGGACCTCAGTGGCCGTTCAAGCGCGTGTTGTTGTTGAAACGCAGAAGGGGCGCGAGGATTCGAAGTCTGAACCCTTGCGCAATACGAGCCCCGTTGCAGATTCAACGGCGCTTGATCTCGCGGTTCCGGTGAAGATTCCATATGAGATATTGAAAATGCAGATTCTTGAGGCAGTCGCGCGGGAACCAATCAAGTTTGCTCTTGGAAATCAATCCGCAAGCGTCACGATCAAAGCTGTAGATGTCTATCCGGCAGGTGATCGCGTTGCGCTTGGGGTCTGGTTCAAGGCCGACCTACCGTGGCGGATATTCAGCGCCACGGGTACTGTCTGGATTACCGCGAAGCCGGTTGCGGAGGAAAACGGTACCGTAATCCGTCTTGATGATCTGAATGTGACGCGCCGGACTGACAGCGCGCTTTGGAACACCCTGACGGCCGGATTCGCTGGGATTCTGTTGGACCAGTTTGGCGAGAAGGCACGGTATGACCTTGCAGGAACGTTTGTCGAAGCAATGGATAAGCTGCAAGAGGCCTTGACGAACTCTGCTGCCACAAACGGCGTGCGGATAACGCTATCTGATCCGAAGTTTTATGTCGGCCGCATGGTTGCAGAAGACGAACAGCTCGCAGTGGAAGCGGGATTCAGGACCAGTATGGAAGCCGACCTGTCTGAGCTCACTGTGGGGGCGGATTGAGTAAGAACCAAATGTTGTCAGGCCAATGGAAGATATAAGGACCCGGAAACTATTCTCTGAACTTGTATCTATGCCCTCACCTTCCAAATTCCCATCGGTAGTGCAAGCAATAGAACCGATGAGGAATGATACGGTGATCGCTACGGTAGAGTGGCCCTCCGGATATCATTCGCGCCGCGCGTTTCGGTGCACGTGGGCTCAATATAATGGACACTAGCAGCGAGTAAGATTGCGGCCTGATGGACTGCGATCCCGTTGGCGAACGGTGGTTTTGCTCCGAGGCTGACGCTCGGGCGGCCGGTTGGAGGAAGTCGAGGGTGTGAAACAGATCTGCGATGGAATCCCGAAAGAAACGCGGATCGCAGGATTTTCTGCGTTCCACGGGTATGGCGGCTATTCGACTTTTGTGGATTGTGCGCCTTGGTGGCCGGTGTCATATATGCGCAGTGACATGTGTGCGGGGTGCTCTTTTGGCCTATTATATGAAAACGATGTGGGAAACGTATACACTTAACGACGTCACCTACAACTTTGATCATCTTAATGAAATTTACATGGTGGCGAACGATTCACTCGGAAATGAAAGGCGCCTCGTCGTTACCTATAATGATCATGTCTTCACCAGAGATCCGCTGCCGAATGAAACGATTGATATAGCCTTTCCAAACGCGGAACGAACTCCATTCGGAGTTTTTTGCGTAGACAGGTACGCAATGTCGATAAAGCTTCCAGCTATCATTCAGGAGCTTCCCAACCAACGGATATGGAATTTAGCAAAAGATGATCGTTACGCGCATGTACCGACTGTTGATCACAACGGGCAGCAACAGCTTTATTCCATAATATTCAGTCTGTTTCCTATAAAAAACAAGACCATCCCTCATGATTTCAGACTGCACATAAGGTCTGCTTACATTTGTGACATAAAGGAGCCAGATACGTTCGGAGATATTCGATTCTCGCACCTTCTCACTGTAACAAGTAACGGGAGGTCACCCAGCCGGATATACACTCGAAATAGGAAGAAGCCAAAGCTATAAAAACAAACGACCCCTTTCGGGGTCGCAGCAACCAATAAAGGTTTGGGGGCAAAACTCTTGGTTTCCCTATCCCTGCATCCGCAGAGACCGAACTCACGTCCGGTGGTGTTGGCTATCTCACGCCCAAAGTCCAACGATCTGGTTCAAAACCTAAACATTAATGACGCTTCCGTCAAGGAAAACTTTCACGTTTTCCGTGAAACTAGCGTGAAATACCCGCCAGTAGCTGGCTTTATATGGGTATCGAAAGGGCGGTTACAAGACGCCCCGAAGGGCGTCCCAGTGGGCGGCGCTATGTGTCGACAAAGCGATATGGTTTATTCGGCGGGGCTGCCATTCACCGTGACGCCGTGACCGACTGAGTGCGGCTTGATTGCGGGATTGGAACTTGCGAACAAAAATCGAAATCAAAACTTTCTATGCTGCTTCGGCGGTAATCAAATGCTCGCCAATTTCCGCAACAGAGTGCATCGGACGCAATCTGATTTCCTCCTGGTCAGCTTGTCTTTCAAGTTCGGCGATTGAATCGTGAATCTTATCGACTTGCTTTTGGGACAGTTGAGGATCATTTGCTGGTGGGTGCTGCACGAGCATCTCATGGTTTCGCTTTAGAAACGCTCCTTTTTCGCTATCTCGGTCGACCTTCAAATCCCACATTCTTCTCTTTATGCGATCAATGGACGAAGCGTGGTTTTGCGCGTTGAGCGTCCCAAAATTAGCAACAATCTTATTGCCTGAAAAATCAATAATCCCGTGAGCGCCTGTCCGGCGGCGAAGTTTTCCATCACGTATCTCGTCGCTAAACGCGTTCCTAATTGATGGACGTTTAGTTGAAACATATTCCAAGATCAGGCCTGGTAACCTTTCTTTACTATTCTCAACCTCCAACCGAACGACTTTTCCTAAGCTGCTGTAATTACCAGCATCAGTATCATCGATTGCAACATATAGAGCTGACATTGCGGACAACCAAGCAACGGCCATCTGTTTCAAATCTTTACCTTGACAACCATGGCTTGTTCCTATGCTTACGGCCGACACTGAACTGTCAGCGATCAGTTCCATGCTTAGCAAATCAACTTCGGCGGTCTCGCTAATTTGATCAAGAGCTACTTCGATTGCCAATACAGCGCCCGCAATTTCTTCGCCAAACAGGCAACTGAGCCTTTCAAGACGATTCGCCCTCTCAATATGCATGCCGTTGGCGCAATATGTAACTACGCCTACGACTAACTGTTCAGGAGAACCGATAAAGGGACGAAAAATTATCGGCGCTCTTTTCGCGCTGATCAGTTGAGATATGCCGGGAAACATATTGCTTTCAAAGCTCATGTTAATCGTCCCAATGCTGATGCTGCAAATCTTTGTATGTTTGGCACGCGCCCTTTCAGGAACTTCACAAGCATATCGAAGTCCTCGTTGCCGATCAGATCAATGATTTTATTCGAACGACCAATCTGCTCAAGATCAACTGACGAAATATGCTGCGCCAAACTACCTAATCTTGATACTGTATCTGATAATTCGTCTTTAGTTAGAAAAGGAGTCACCCATTCCCGTAAACGATTTAAATACGGATTATCCGGATCTAGTTCGTGGCCAACCCATAACGGTCCAGTGAAGCAATAACCATGATCAATTAGCCAAAAACCACCGTCTGAAGACAGCAAGAAGTTACCTGGGTGTCGGTCTATGTTGGCGGACCAAGTATCGAACTCATAAAAGCTTGCAAGGCAACCGTTCTGAAATAGTGCCTCTGCAATTCTTCGAAGTGCTGTGTCAGAGAACTTGCCATTTAAAAATGAAGAAATCGATGGGACGGTGGCATCAACGCTAGCGAACAGGATTCGCTCTTCACCAAGTTTAGGAGCAAGTTCAGCTTTAATCACATCATCAGACGCGAGGGCAAAATAAACGTCTGGGATTTGTAGGCCAAGAGCCCGCCCAAGCAACGAAGCCATCACTTCGTTCGCGAGCTCACGAGACGAGAGGTCCTTTATATAGGCAAACGTAGTGCTTCCATCACTTTTTAAAATTTCACCACGATATGTCGAATTGACATTTTCGATTCCACTGTCCTTGAAGGATATCGCGCCTTGCAAGACTCTTGCAAAACCAACTGTATTGCCCGAGATTTCACGGGTGGCCGTCATATCATTCAATTGGCTTCCCCCACCAATAAAATATTCCGAGCTTAAATAATGACGACTTTAGCGATAAAGGCGAGTCATATTCCTACTAGCGGCGAATAAGGTAAACTTTAAATTCTCACAAGCCTCGTCCTGATCCCGGTAGCGGCTCACGCCAGAACTATTGCTTGGTAATGCCCACAAAAAGGCGATCGTGCGTCAGGCAGGGCCATGTCGGCGAGAATGTCGCCAACATGGCATGTATGTCTAGCGCTGCTGGCGCAGTGCGAAACCGTTACACCTTGCAATGCAAGATATGGCAAGCTCATCGATTAAGCTCCCCACAATCATTAACCATGCCTCATGAACTACCTCGGCACTTCGACAAGCTGGAATGATGCATCTGGGAAAAAGCCATTGCCGATTTCCAAGCTGTTCGGCATCATCCGCATATTCATGATGGGATTCTTGAAACGCACAGTAGAGCCGACGCCGATATATGAAGGCAGAAACGGCTCGATCTTCGCCTGCATGCTCGTGCTGGCTGCTACGGCATCAGTGGCGATGCGGGCGATGAAGTTGTAATCGCCGACCGTAAACCCGACCAAATCGCCGCTCATCAGCTTAAGACCGACTACAACGCCGTTCAATGTGAGCGAGTTGCCGTTGATCGCAGCCAGCGTCGCGGTGCCTGTGATTGCCGGATTATCGGCGTCGCCCCAATAGGCTTGCGGAATACAGGCGTCTTTCGGCGTGAAGTGGACCGTGACCATGCCGCCGCGGCAGCGATCTGAAAACGCCTCAAGTCGCTTTCGGTCGGCGGGGCTAAGCGAGATTATACTCGCTGTCCACGACCAATATGGATCGCCATTCTCGATGAACGACACAGCCCGCTCGCCGTAACGAGACGTTGAAACAGAGCGGTTCAGCTTCAATGGGCTTGCCTGATAATTCAAGCCTTCGGGAAGGGTTTCGGCCATATCAGAATTCCCTGATGACAGGGCTGCATTCCCGCACCGGCAATGGATCGGTAATAAATGCCTTTGTTGCGGTGCCTTCCATTACCCAGAATTGAATGCCCGGAAAACGACGTGCCATGCGTTGGGCCATATCTTCTGCATCATCCACCGAGGCAAAGCCCATGATCGGCGTCTTTTCATCGTCCTGCAGTACGCGAATGTCGCCACCCTGCGCAGGTGCTGGCGTAACAAAGTAGATATTCATCCATATCTCCAAAAAGAAAAGGACGGCCCGAAGACCGTCCCTGTTAATTCAGCGTCGCAGCATTCCGCGGCTATTGGCTTGTTTGACACCCTGCGAAACTGCATTCGCAAAATGAGGCGATCGCTGCCAGGCCATCATGCTCTTTGCGATCCCTTCCTGCACCATCGATGATACTTCGGCATTGCCGGTGGCACCGTTGACGGTCACGTTAATGGTCGGTCCACTCACCGAATTATCGGTGCGCGAGTTATCGACGCTGGAATTGCCCGACAGCTGGGCAACACTGGGGATGCTAGGAACAGGAATCGACGCTGAAGCTATTCGCGGCGCCGAAAACCCAACACCACCCCCATCACGCAGTTCTGGCAACCGACCCGCGTTCATGGCTTCCAGAACCGGTAGCCACTTCTGCGTCGCGGCGGCGTTCATCATAAACTCCCCGTTGCTACCCCATAGAAGTACCTTATCATCACGAGGTCCGCCCGGGCCACGAATACGGCCGCCGCTTTCATAGCCAGGTATCTGGCCGCCGTCTTTCAGTCCAATCAGACTGCCGATACTATTAAAGAAGCCGCCGAATGCACCGGCGCTCATGCCGCCAGAAGCCGGCTTGAACAGTGCATCGAAACCAGCGTTTAAAAACAGATCGGCCAAGCGATTGCCGATGTTCTTCAAGGCGTCCGCCAGATTGTTTGCACCAGTTATTGCGCCGATCGTGCTGCTTTTGAACGACTCGTAAAAGTCATTCGCTGCTTGTTCAGAGCGTCGCTGCCGGTCTTCAACCAGCTGTAAAGCAGCAGCTTCCCGTCCATAGGCTTCCGCAACCTGGTCAATCTGGGCCCGCTGATCTGCCGAAATTTTTATGTTCGACAAATCTTTCTGGCCTTTTTTGATCGCTTCATCCTTCAGCTTCGCCAGCGCGGCCTGCTCAAGATCCATCGCTATGCGGCGCTTTTCCTGCTCGGCAGTGGACTTGCCCACCATCTCCGCTTCTAGTCGCAAAGCCTCCGTGCGGTCTTGTACAGCCTGGATGTCACTGTCGATCTTTTGGTCGGTCGATTTCGGTGTTGCCTTTTCCTTCTTCGGCTTCTTGCTTTCCGCAGACCGAGCTTTTTCGCCAGCCAGTTCGGCGTCAGCGATGCGCTTCACCATATCCTCGTCTGGCTTCGTCACACCTTCGGATTGAAGACGCTTGCGGACATCAGCCAGCTTAGTTTCGAGTTCTAATTGCGATTTCGTCAGACCAGCTCGCCGGGTCGCGTTCTTTTCGAAGTCGGCAGCGGCTTCATTTTCCTTCTTGCGTTGGATAATGAATGGGTCATTGGCTGACCGTGTCGATTTTGCTTCGTCGGGGCCCTTTGGATAGGCAAAGCGAAGCGCGGCGCCTGCATCCTGAGCCATCTTTATGACGACCAGCATTTTTGTAATCAGGCCATCGAACTGCCCGTGAAGCCAATTGAATGACGGCTTACCGTCTCCGATTTCTGCCAAGCGCTGTTTTAGAACGTCCGCGCCGCGTCCAGTCTTGGCGAACTCATCGATTAGCTTGGAAAGTTCATTGTATTGCTCTTGAGAGATAACGCCGACACTGGCCGTTTCCTGAAGCATACCTTTCAGGCCGAGAATTTCTTCTCCGACCTTGCCGACGTTTGCCTCAAGCTCGTTGCCGAATCGCGTTGAATAAGCTTGTAGCTGGCTTATGCTCTTGACTGACTCACGCACTTTGTCGAGCAGTTCAACAACACCCATGCTTACATTGGTGTTTCCAATATCTGTCAGCTTCTGTTGCGCATCGCTCGCAGAGATCTGGAACGTTTTGAAATCTTCAATCAGCTGCGCGATTTCGCGACGCGCTGACTTGTCAGCATCAGACATCGCTATATTTTGTATGACGTTCTGTAGCGGAGATGTCGCGTTCGCTGACAGCAGATCAAGCTCGTCACCCTTGCCGAATAGGCTACCGAGACGTCCCCCGCCGTTGCGCAAGCGCTCAATTTCATCATTGATGCTTTTAAGCTTGCGCACCTTCTCAGCGTCAGCCAACTTATCAAGTGACTCAGACGCCTTGTCGATCCCGTCTGCGGCCTTGGGTGCAACCAGTCCGAGCTTTTCCATTTCGGCACGGAGAGAGTCTGAGTTCTTCCGAGCTTCCATGGCTTTGACGGTGTAATTGCCAACCGACAGCACGAGAGCGCCGCCAATAATCGCACCAAGCGGGCCTGCTGCGGCGCCAAGCCCGCCCATGGCCTGCACAAGGCCCATAGCACCCTGCGCAGCCTTCGCTGCCTGATGGAACTTGATTAATGCCGCCGTCGTGGTTCCAAGCGTCCGGATCATGCCCCCCAAAGACCGACCGACAAGCACACCGGCCAGAACCGCCGCGAGCTGCATGCCTGCGTCTGCCACTTGGTCGAAATTCTGCGAAATCAGAATCAGGGCGCGCGATACGGTGGCAGAAATTCCGGTAACGTCGCCGGCTGTGCCGATGTATTGCAACATCGCATTGTTGATCGCCGTCATACCATCGCTGATCGTGGCATTCGTCGCGGCGAACTGTGCTTCAATCGTCTTCTGAGCATTGATGATCGCTCTAAAAACTCGGTCTGAAGTCAGCTTGCCTTCTGCGCCCAGGTCCTTGAGCTTCGCAACCGTCACACCAAATTCATCCGCAATGGCCTTGGCGACGATAGGCGCGTTTTCGCGCAGCGAGCGCAGTTCATCACCCTGCAAGACACCACTGCCGAGCGCCTGTCCCAGCTGGAGAATACCGGCCGCCTGTTCCTGCGCGGAAGCGCCACCAGCCTTGAACGCCTTGGAAACGAGATTGGTCGCCAGCGCAATTTCGTTTTCGGACTTGGCAACACCTGACGCAGACCGCACCATGCGTGCGTAAAGGTCGACGTAATCCTCGACGGACACGCGAGCATCGTCCGCTCCAGAACGCAACTCCTTTAACGAGCGCGTTTGCATACCGGTGGCAGCGGTCGCTGCCTTCAACATGTTTTCGGCAGTCGTCCATTGGTCTGCGTACTTGCGAACTTCGTTCGTACCGAGAACGGAGCCAACCGCAGCCAGCCCCTTATTTAAGCTGCCGCCGAACGACTTCTGAAATGTAGCGTCGAGCTGGCGACGCAATTTGATTGCGCCATCCTCAATACGGCGCATATCAGCGTTCGCTCGGTCAGCCATCTTGTTGAAGGCGCTATCGGAACTGCGCCCCATCGCTTGGAGCATTTCGTCCATGCGCTTCTGCGCGCGCCGCATAGATGCGACATCTGAGGATATGGATAAAATAATATCGGAATTTTCGTCGGCCACGCGGCTCTCCATAAAAAGAAAAAGCCCGCACTAGGCGGGCTTCTTGGGTTTTCCGTATTTCGTAAGCAGATCATCCATCTGCGCGTCGGTCGGTGGCTCGACTGTCTTTTTGCCGCCTCGGGCTTCCGTGAAGCCGTCCAGAGCAGCAAGGAACTCGGTTAGTGATGAGTTCCAGAATGTTTTCGGCGTCCATCGCAGGATTCCGAAAGCGGCTTGCAGCCACGCCTGCCAAGGGAAGTCAGCCGCTGCTACTTTCCCCCGGCCTCCCCGTTTCCCGCTTGATCACCTTTGAAATGATGCGCTAGCGCAGCCTGAAATGCCGTGGAGAGCGACGCAAAGTGGCTCAAATTCAATCGTTCGATCGCCGCTGCTGCATCGCCTTGAACCGTCAGGTGGCGAACACCCACCATCGCTGCGTTGATCTCGACGTCCGATAGTCGCGCGAAAAGATCGTTCATGGACTTGCAGCCGAGCTCTTCAGAAACCGCTGCCAAGCCTTTCATTGTTGCCGCGAGGACGATTTCGACGCCACCAATAGTGACGCCGACTTCGCCGCGAGCTCCGTTAACCGGAAGCTCCATTCTTAGACCTCAGCTTCGAAAGTCAGCGGGCCTGCCGCTTCGAAGGTAGCGCTGAAGTCCATATTGCCTTCCTGCTCGCCCGAGAATTCAAAGTCCGTCACGAACCACGGGCCTTCGTATGAGCCAAGGCCGGGAACAATTACGATGGCATTGAAAATCGCGGCGTCGTTCACCTTACCAATAAAGTAAGCCGAATTCGCACCGGCCACGAACTTGCCAGAGCCGGTAAAGGTGCGCTGCTTTATACCCGGCACGCCAGTCTTCTGCGGCGTTGCGCCGGGGTTCTGGCAATTCGGAATAGTAGTATCGACCGAGTTGGCCGACATATTGAAGGAGCGCGTCTGCAGGCCGCAGAGGTTCGTGAAAGTTTCAGGGCCTGGGGTGGTGTTGCCATCGCCGATCTGAATGAGGAGGAGGCGACCAATCTGCTGTCCATCTGCCATTTTATGGCCTTTCAATAAAAAAGCCCGCCGAATGGGCGGGCTGTGGTTGAACTGTCTTGTTTTGGGAGGTGGGCTAGGCCAGACGTTCTGTCCTGGCGGTAAACTCGACGACGCCGTGGAGATGGGCATCGTCCAGGTCTTTGAAAATCTGCGTTCGGGTGTGGTCCAAAGAAATAAGCCGATATGACGGCATCGTCAGGCTGGCTTCAGTAAGCGCGCCTTCCACAGCCCGCGCGATCCGGCTCGTTTCTGCCCGGCTGCTGCCAGCCGGAGCTTTCGTCCATATGTGCAATGTGACGTATATCGTCCGGCCCGATACGCAGGTTTTGTCGTCTCGATGGTCGTCAAAATCACCGATTTCGACGTAAGGTGCCGTCGTGTCGGACGGCACGATGTCGTAGATCTTGGCACCGACGAGTGCTTGCAGGTCTGGCCATGCTTTCAAACGAGAAACAATAGCGCCCTGCAATTCCAGACTTTCGCTATCGATCATTTCTTCATGGCCTCTCTGATCGCCTTATTCATCGCCGCACGAATGCGTCTGACGGCTTTCTTCCGCATGCCGCGCCAGACTGGGAAGATATGCGGCTGCGCAGGAGTGGCGGCATGAGCGCCCTTGGCCTGCGTCATAACGGTGCCGGACTTGTATCGACGATCAACGCGGGCCGCAGTGCCAGCACTGGCTTTGGTGCCGTATTCCAAGAACCGCCATATGTATGCGCCGTAGATGCCGACCGCGTTAGGATCTGTCGATTTACGGGCACCGAAGACCTTCTTGTCTGGATTGTCGCTCTGCTTGGCGGCGTGAATGCTATCTCTGTATTCGCCGCCCCCATTGGCGCGAACTGGAGCGCGCGCCTTGATTGCCTCGGCAACTTCTTCCGCAACCTGCATCTGGGCCTCGGCCATCTTTTCAATCGCCTTCGGCGCGATCTGCTGAATCTTCTTCATCAGATCGGTGCGCTTAAGCCTCGCACGAACCACCATCAGGCGACCTCATTTTCGATAACCAGCATTTCGAGAAACCGGTTTGTCTCGTCGGGATTAACGATGGTTTTGATGCCAAAAACGCGATTGGGGTTTTCGCCGGTCTTGCCCGCCCGAGCATCATAGGCACGCCATGAGGCCGTGACCTGTCTCGCTGCTGTGCTGCTGTAGATCGTCAAGTTATAGGGCTGCTTTGAAACCAACCTTGATGCCACGAGGCTTTCAGCATTGCCGCCAAACTTCGGTTTCAATCGTGCCGGTACGGTAAACTGGTCAACCCATTCACCACGCGTCCCGCCGAAACCATCGTCAATCTCCATGCGCTTGGCGAAGGTGATGCGGGCGTTCAACTGGCCGATTGCATCAGCTCGAAACTTCGTGTCGGCCATTATCGACCTCTTCGGTAGTTGCAAAGCAGGCTGTCAAAAGCCGACCATTCGACCGTCGCACTGTTAGCCCGAACGAGGTAAGCATCGGCAATCCACAACAGCATGGCGTGACGAATAGATGCTGGAAGTGGATTGAAACCTGCGTTCAGGGTGGCCGACACACGAGAGCCCGGCCTAACAATCGGCCAATGGCTTCCGTATGCCGGTACAATTGACGGCTCGACACCATCGCTGTTCAAAACATATGCATCAACGCTTACGCTGTTCTTCGATCCGTCGGGAGCGATATATTCGATCTTATCGACTTCCGTCACAGGACCGACCGACAGACGAGACATGTCGGAAAAACCATCACAGGACGCTTCTATCTTTTGCCCCGCGACGACGATCCCGCAATATTTCTCAACAAAGTCAGATGCGGCCGTAATGAGCGATCGGATGTAAGCGTCATCATCATCGTGCATCACATTCAGATGACGCTTTACATCTTCAAGAGCGATGACATCGCCCGTCGGCTCTTGCACGACACTATACGGATGCCACATTCGATCGGCCTCGCTTCTCGCGCCTCTCCCCATTGAGAACGGATTTCACAGCACGTTCGACTTCGCCATCATCTGTAGCGGGAATAGCAAAACCAGCGTTGATGAGGCGGATCGCTTCGGCCTCGGCAAAGTCGGCGACTGCACCAGGTTCGAGCGTGTAGGTCGGCCCTGACAGACTGGTCGTAATAGTAATTTTCATGAGCGTCCCCAAAAAGGAACGGGGCGGATAAACCGCCCCGAAGATTGATTAGCCGCCAGATGCAGCGTTCACGAGATGCTTGACCGCAGCGGTATCGCCGAGCTCACCGTCAAAACGGATGATGCCGGCAATGCCCAGATCCGGCCAGAAGCGCTCACGGAGAACGCCAATCACTGGAGAACCGACCTTTCGGACAAAGTACTTGCCGAAGTCACCGAAGACGATTGGCTTGTTGCCAGCACCAATGCCAGCCATTGCCTGGTTGATGCTGTAACGATAACCAAGCAGAGTGCCGGGCTCGCCCTTCGTGATGTCACCCATCGACCAGATGTAGCGACCTTCGTTATCCTTGATCTTACGGACCGAACCAAGGGTAAGGTCGTTGAACATCCAACGCGTTTTCGGGCTCTGGCGATAAGCTGGGTCGACCGAATGCAGCAGGTCGATCAGTTCGTCAGAAGTGATCGCCGCCGAGGCAGCCGTTTCCTTGCCAAGCGAAGACGCGGTGACGAGACCATTCGGGCTGTCAGTGCCGGTGCCGATGGTCAGCTGCTTGTTTGCAATGCGACCAAGTCGCTCGCCCAGAAGCTGGCCAAGCAGGGCTTCAACGCTGAAAATTGAATCCTGTGCAAGTTCCATGGAGAACTTGACGAACTCAGTGTCGTAAACGAACGCGTCAAGGTTCTTCTGACCGAACGTCACGTCCTTGCCGCCATCGTCGGTCAAAGGCGATCCTTCGGTGTGCTTTTCAGCTTCGACACCCGTGTCATCAACCGTCGGAATGTTGATACGATTACCAGCGGACGTAACGATTTCGGTCGCGATGTCCTCATCGTACATCGGGCCCCAAGCCTTCATAGACTTGACGATCTCGTTGGCGAGCTCGACAGGCACGGTGTAACCGCCAGCGGCATTGGTCGCCGTTACCTGCGTACGGGTCTCGGCGGCGGGCTGAACGCCACGCTTTAGAACGGTGCGCTCTTCTCCCGACAACTCGCCGATATCGGCATTGTTGGCGAGGAATTTATAGAACACGGAACGATATTCGATTTCGTCGCCGACATCGCTACCGCGACCTTCGGAATCAGAAATCGGGCGCTGTCGTGCTCGCTCATCTGCAGCTCGCGCTTCAATTTCAGCGAGCGTCTTCTCGCGCTTGATAAGATTTTCGATCTTATCAAATTCCGTCATGATGCGATCATGGCGTTCGGTCAGCTCACTGGATCGCGCTTCGTCGGTGTTCGACTTGATTTCGTCGAGGGCTTCGCGAGCCTGCGTGACCAGACGGCCGCGCTGCTCGTGCAGTTCGGTAAGAGACATTAGATTTTCCTTGAAGATAACGGTTTTGCTCTGGCCTGCAGTGCAGACCCTCCGGCATGCCGGGTAATGGTCACGACATCAGGCGATGCCGCGAATTCGCTGCTCAAAAGAGGCACGCTTCTCAGCGATACGGCGGGCTGCTGCCGTTCGATTTTCATCTCGGCGCCGCGCTATAGTCGCATCAGCCTCGGCTCGCCACGCATCTAACGAGCGTTTCGCCAGATGAGTGTCTTCGTAAGCGGGGGTGGGAGTGGCAGTGACTTCGAAAAGCTCCGCCTCAAGAATGGTGCGATGAGGTATTGCGCCTGTATCGTCCCATTCTTGCTTCGTTACCCGCATTCCGAAGGACATGCCCGTGATGTCACCGCGCTCTACCAGTTCCCATAGATCGTTACCGTCGGTGGTGTTGGGCACATCGATTTCGACGTGAAGCCCGCGGGCATCTTCCTTCAGCCTAAGCGTGTTGCTTTTGGTCCGACCCAGCACACGACCAGAATCGTGGTGCAGAAGGGCCAGAATGTCGCCGCCGATCGACCCAGAAAATGCGCCCGGTGCTATCCGCTCGACAAAATAGTCGCCGATGGTCGTATTGCTATTCCAGATAATCGCGTATCCGGTCAGCACACGTTTACTGTCCTCTGCTCGGGTCTCTACGCCGAGAGACCCGCTACGTTTTTCAATTTCGGTCATGCTGCAGCATTTTCCTCAACAGAATTGTCATTGGCAGTTGTTTGAGCGATCGCCGGTTGCGTCCCCAACGGGACGGTGGCGCCCTGAATATGAAGCTGATCCGCCGCCCCGCCCTTTGCTGGCAAGTTTTCCAGAGAACGCACTTCATCTGGTGTCCGGATACCGTTTTGGATTGCCACCCCATAACCGTCCATGCGGCTCTTGAAGTCACCACGGAGAAGCCCGTCCAGATTGTGACGGATGTAGCGCGTACCACCCGCGACCTCGAATATCTTCAGGTTCATCTCGTCTTCGAGCGCCTTGGCCCATTGCATGATCAGGTGTTTGACAAGATGCAGATCTTGCTGTTCTGCATTCGAAAAACTCGCATGAGTTAGATCCTGCAAGAATACCGGTGGAAGTTGCCATGTGCGGGCGATTTCTTCGACCTGAAAGCGGCGGGCGTCAATCATCTGACCCTTGGCAGGATCATAGCCGACCTGGGTCAACTTGTGGCCGGGCGGCATTGGAAAGATCGGCTTTTCGCTCTTTCGAGCTTCATCAATTGCGCGATGAATATCACCCATCGCCCGTTGCATGGCGGCCCCGCCTTGAGGCAGAGGGCCTTCTAGAGCTAGAGGAGGAACGCCCCCGCCGGCGAAGAAGTTCGACCCGTAGTCATTCATGGCGATGGCAAGCTGAATCGCCTTGGCTGCCTGAGCAATAGGGCCGAAATGTCGAATTCCATCGGCCCGCAACATGAACGGCACGTCTATGACGTCGGCGGCTGGATATTCCTTGTTGTCAAATCGGTAGACAACAGCCAGACCTTTTCGCTTGACGGTGGTTTTGGTCGGGTCCATCGGCCACAAAGCCAAAACTTCTTTTCCCGATCGCTCGATCCAAGCCAGACCACGACCGCCAGTAAAAACCTGCTGCCAAAAGTACTGCCAGAACTTGAAAGCGCCCATATCCGAGTTGGGGGCTGTGTTCACAATGGTCTCAAGCTTACCGCCCAGGCGTTTAGAACCGCCTTTCCCATCACGATATGCGTGACGAGGCAACGCGGCCATCGTACGGGATAGAAACGAAACCGCAGCAAGAACCGCGGGAACGGTCAAGGCGCTTTCGATCGTGACAGATGGAAGGTTGACTGGTTGGACGCCAAAGTAAGCTAGAAAATTTTCGGCGCTAACCGGTACACCCGCGTTTTCAGGGCTGGCACGTTGCTCGATATCGGCTTCTCGTCGCGAACGCGAGAGCCGCTGAAGTATCCTCATGAGGCTGCTTTCGTTAGAGTAAATTCCGGGTCGTCCCACGGCGACAACGAGGACCTGACCACGACAGGTGTATCGGCTGCAAACCCCGTAACCATGGCTAGGGCCACAGCTGAATCGATGCGTACCGAAGCCTTGGTTTTCACGAACCACCGGTTATCGAGCGGGTCGCGATCGAAGGTGGCGCCCATCAGCGCACTCATGAGAACTGGATTGCGACGAAGTCTTACGCGACCATCAATAATGGCGTTTTCCAGTTCAGTGACAGAGCCGGGCATCCACAAACCTTGCGGCTCTGGAAGCCCGGCTTCTTTCGCCGCCTCGATTTTCTTTTCGCTGGCCTTCGACCGTCGCTTGCCGCCCTGCGGATGTGGTATGTGCTCGACTTCAACGCCGATTGCGTCCAGTTCCTCGCGGAACTTGTCATAGGCGTAGCGGTCATACGCGATGCCCTCGATGTCGAATTCCTGCGACAGTTGCGCTACCCGCTGTGCCACGAAGTCGAAACGAATTCGCTTGCCAGGCGAGGCATTCAGAAACCCCTGCTCTACCCAAACATCGTAAGGCGCTTTATCAGCCAGAGCGCGGGCCTTCAGCGTTTCTGCTGGTGTCCATGCTTCAATCCATGCGTCGAAAGTCGGCAGTTCTATTGTGCTGCCATCTTCTCGTTCCATGGTCTTGGTGCCGGTTTTCACAGCGCAGGCAAGGGCCGTCATATCGCGCGCGGCGGACAAATCGACCGATAGGAACAGTTGCTTGCCGCGATGATCTTCGATGGGGTCGAAGTCGTCCATAACGGCTTCAACAGTCTCGCGTGGCATCCAAGCCTTGTCGGCAGAGGTCCAGACACAAAAATGCAGTCGAAGAATGCCGTTCAGTTTGCCCGGTATCTGTTTGGCCTGATCAACTACACCAGCCAGATACTTCTCGGTCAAAATCACACCAAGAAGCGGATTGGCCTTCTTCCAGCAAGACTGATCTTCGAGCGGGTCGTCGTCCTTATCCAGTGCGCAGACGTAGGCAAAAGTTGTGTCATCGATAACTTCGCCGACATAACTGAAGTCGTCGTCAGGCGTTTTCGTGCCGGACGCTACCCGTACCGCGTGCTCGTGCTCTTCCCAGCAGACGCTGTTTCGGTCACTGCCGCTGTTAGTGATCATAAAAAGAAGCGGCTGCTGTCGAAATTTGAAACCGCGCTCAAGCATTTCCATGACTGAACGGTCAGGATGTTCGTGCACCTCATCGCACAAGGCGTAGTGCGGTCGGGGGCCACTGCCGGTTTTACCTGCATCCTTGGAAATCGGGCGAAAGAATGCCTTTTTCTCAAGAAAGGCGATGTTGAACTCGCGTCCAATGCCGCCGCTGAAGGTGATCCGTTTTGAAAGCTTCGGAGCCGCCCTTGCCATCTTAACTGCATCCTGAAAAAGGATCTGGGCCTGCTCCTTTTTCGCGCCGGCTGCATAAATTTGCGCGCCCGCCTCGCCGTCTGACATCAGCCCATAGAGGCCGAGGCCACCTGCAAAGGGCGACTTGCCGTTACCCTTGCCTTCCTCGATATAGACCCGACGAAACCGACGATTACCGTCTGAATCCACCCAACCGAAGATCGAGCCCAGCTTGAAAGCCTGTGAGGCATGCAGCTTGAACGGCTTACCGTCGAACTGACCGTCGTTCAGCTTCAGTCGCTCTTCGAAGAAACGCATCGCACGATTGGCTTTAGCGTCATCCCAAAAATAACCGCGTTCATGCGCTTGCGCCAGATCGTCGAAATGGCGTTGGCAGGCGTTGCGAACGTGAGGGCCGGCAACTTCAACACCGTCGAGCACGGCGCGCGCGTAAGTATTCACGCGGTCAAGCGCCGGCGTCTTAGTCATCTACCAAATCGTCCTTTTCCTCGCCGCTATCTGGCATGGAGACCTTTGTTGCGTCGGATGGAGTAGCACCCATTTGACCGAGACACTGCCGCAGGAGGTTCAACGCCTGCACGCCGACTTCTTCACCTGCGATAACGCGCGTTCGGATCGTCGTGGCGATTTCGAGCAGCGATCTATGGGAGCCATTCAGCCAAGGCAGTTCCTTCGCAAACAAGTTCCAGACCTTGGTCTGCTCGGCATTCATCCACTTTGGTGCCTTGCCGATATCGGCAGCCGCTTTCGGTTCTTTCCGTCCCTTGAAGCGGGTCGGGTGCGTAACGTTTCTCCCCTCCGCCTCCGCCTTGGCGAGGGGATTTCTTGGCCTAGCCATGAAATCCTCATCTCAACATCTGAATTGGTTGCGTGTGTGCTGTCGCCCATCGCCGGTTCCCGCCGGTCGATGCCCGACGAGACCGACATAGCCCCCTTGGGTGTGTCTTTTCGGTCACATCACCCAATGGGCCACCCTTCGGCGTCGAACCTGATGACGGTCTGGCCGAGGTCTTCACGCTGGCCATCACGGTCATGGCAGGGCTTGCAAAGCGACACGAAAGGTCCGGTCCAGAACTTATGTTCATCGCCCTTGTGACCACCTTCGCTGTGGTGAACGACTGTAGCCGGTTCAACGATTTCCGATTGCAGGCAGTATTCGCAGAGAGGCTGCATTCGAAGCTGGGCTTCACGGATGCGCTTCCACTTGGCTGACTTGTAATGTCGGCGGTACTTCTTCGCCTCAGCGCTGCGCTGGTCGGTCATGATAACCAATCTGCCCGAAAAGACCTGCGCTCAAACTCATCGACGATGCATCTGGCAAGCAGTTCGGCTTTGCGACGTTCCCTAGCACGTTCCGCTTCTGCTCGCGCCAATGCGCGCTTCCAGAATTGCTCAACCCGCTCTGATCGTCTTCTCTCCGATTCCATCTTGGCGCGAACACCAAGTCGGTTGGCCATCGCATCTATACGTCGTTGCAAGTCATCCGAACGCGGATCAGTCATGCATCACCTCATGAAACTGGACAGCCGACGCGGTTCATCAATCCCGTTCGGCTGTCATGCGGGCTCACACCCTTGAAGATTGGTTGCAGGGGTCGGACTTGCACCGACGATCTCAAGGGTATGAACCTTGCGAGATGCTGCTTCTCTACCCTGCTGAAACTGTGTGGGCTTGTTTTGCCACGCTATCCCACTGGCGTGCGGTCCGTGGCGCGACCACGTAAGAAGAAACCAAAACACCGGGGAGCGCCGGGGACAGCGCTCAACCGGCTTCGCTGCTACGACGGGAGGAGAAACCGTCTTCACAGCTACAGCGTGGGGAAAGGAGCAAACCCACGCTGATCTGAAATAGAAAAAGCCCGGCTTGCGACCGGGCTTTCATATGTAATTCTTGTCTCCCTGTTACCCCTTGGGAGCGGGTTTGACTTATACGTCACGCAGCGCGCGACAATTGCCGTTCCAATCGAGCGCGGGCCCGGTCAACATTCATGATCGCCTGTCGGGCTTCTTTGCGCTGGCGAAGTTTTATTTTATCCCACGTCTCGCGCAATCCGTTGATGGCTGCATTAATCAAGGCTTTTCCGGCAGCGGATGCCTGCACACCTTTAAAGCCACGCTCCTCTCCGATTTCGGTCAATGTCTTTCCACCCAGTACCGCATCTTCGAACGGCGCCAACCCGACGCCTAATGAAGTCCGCAATTCATCCAGAACGGGTCGCATATCGATCTTTGCGATCATGATGTTCTCATTAAATTTCACTGCGAATGGTCGGGCCTTGACCTTCGTATCGTCGTCGGCGGCAACGTATCTTTTTGGCTGGTGTGTCCACCCTAGATCCGACTTGCTGCGCTTCCGCACTTCCTTGTATTCGATCTCTCCGCCAGGCACCGTGTTATCTTGCCACCCATTGGAAGCAGCCTCGTCTACTTCCTTCTCGCCTTCAAGCTTCAGAGATCGGTATTCCTTCTCCATACTTTTGTCGTAACCGTAATCAAAACCACGCAATGGCTGGCTGGCAATCAAACTGCACAGGCCGCGATAGAATTCAACGGCTTCAACATCATCGTGACGCTTCTCGCGGCGCAGCTGACGCAACAGTTCCCAGCCCTGTAAATTGTCATTTGCCGCAGATTCTACCAAGCCCTTGTGGCGCTGGTTGATACGCTCGACCGCGGCAATAATCTGACCGTCTGACACAACCCGCGCATGCTCTGCCATCGCGTGCATCAAAGCCCGCTCTGCTGGTGTATGTTCTTCCTTCATTTTCCCCTCCGTCCAAGTTTTGGCGACCTTGTAGGTGTTGTCCGTCCCATCGATCCGTTTCATCCAGTCAGCCCGTCGCGGGTCCGTCATTGATGACCGGCGCGTCACCTTGCGCGGCTCTGGCATTGGCAAACCGTGTTCGTCCCTAACCAGCGCGCCCGACTGGTCGCGCAACCATCGCGTTTTTGTTCGATAGGGATTGCTGACCGGTCCGGCTGGGGCTGCGAAAATGATGATCGGCGTTGCAGCCTGGTCAAAGATCGCACCCTCTCGGCTTTCCTTGGCGCCAGTTACTTGCCTGTAGTCCTGAGCCGAGTTCCCTGCTTCCGTCTCTCCGCGCTGATATTGTCGCTTGGACGAATGTGCTTGCTTCCCTATGAGGGCATTTTGCAGGGCGCTTATCCAGTTCACATAACGGTGCGGCTCGATCTCAATCATCAAGTCATTTGTCGGCTGGCGGAGAACAGCGAAGCTCATGCTGCAATCCTTTCAGGCAACTGCCGCATAACTGCCATTGCATAGGGTGAAATTTCGCCAGCGTGGTATCGTGCATCGCGGATCAAGGCTTGTCGGGTGTGACAGTAGCTACGTCCTCTCCATTCAATCCTGCGAGCGCTTTTCGATGATGCGCGATATTGCAAAATCCATTGAATACCCGCCTGGCAGACGACCACCCGCCAACGGTCGTTGAGATGGGTCACGATGCCGTGGTAGTTCTCGTCGCTCTCGCGGTGGCTTTGCGCCACATCTTGCGCGGCTACAGCTATAGCTTTCATATCTGCTCCTCGTGTTGTGGTGATGGCTGCTGAGGCCAATAGTGATGGTGTGGTCGTTTGATAAATGCGGTGTTAATGGGGTGAAAAAGTTTGTCGCGGGTTGGCACGTTCACGCGTGAGCATATCCGTGAAGACCATCAAGAATAATAAGAAAGAGAGATAAAAAAATATCTCTATCGCATGAACGTGACAAACGTGACAAACTTCGTTTCTTGTCTCATGCTGTCGCATGGAGACAATCCGCGACAACTAAGACTTAGCCGATGACTTTATTGCTTCCCGCATTTCTTTTCGCTCCGCGGCAATCTTCGCTGCAAGGCCCTTGAACCTGTCATGGACAAGCGGATTAACCCGATATTTCGGTGCCCGTTCCGTTCGTCCTAACGGCAAGGGTTCAACCCAGCTGTATGCGTCCAGTTGCTGCATCACACGCTCTAGGTCGACCACGTCCATCCTGCGAAGGGCGGCCGTGCCATGACGATTCAACAGACGGGCCGAAATGACATCATGCAGCGCTTCATTCGTTAGAATGGAGCCGGCCGCGTCTACCATCGCCGCGTGCATGTCGGTTGCGCCGAGGATGTTGAAATGCAGCGCAATCGCGTGCTTTAGAAGGTAGTCGTGCAACAAGGTTTTGGCCTGCGTCGCCGTTTCCAGGTCAACTTCCTTCGGAAGATCGCCGTCAATATTCTTGATGACGTGCAGCAATACGCACATCCGACCGAACAGCCCGTCGAACTTCCCGATGTGCGTTGCCAGACGCCGGTTGATGCGCTCCCAAAGCTTTTCTAGCTTTCGGTGCTCCCGCGATAATTCATTACGGAAAGCCTGTGCGCCGTCCGAAAAACGAAAACACCAGCCAGCCGACATTGATGTCCGAAGGTGATATAGCTTGCGGACAAGATGCGCGTATACGCTTTCATCAACTCCAGATGGTTCGTCGCGATCGTCACCGCCAGATTCCAGCATGATGCAAAACATACGTTGAAGCAGACCGTCATCGGTCAAATCCTTTGCAATCTTCCGCAACGGATCTGGCTGAATGCTGCCCAGAAGGGTGATCGAGATATTAGGAATCCAGATCGAGCCTCGTCCTACGCGGTCAACAGAATACGAGCCGCCACCAAAAGACTTGAGCCAGAACGCACGATCTGCACCGGAGCCCTTCGAACCCGCATATTTTTCCATGCGCGCGAACCAACCAGATAACTCGTCGTCGATCAGAGCAAGTCCTGCTTCGTTGTTGGACAGCACTTCACCGACTTTTTCTGGCGAACCATCTTCAATGGAAATGCGTTTTGCGATCGGTTCGGACTTCCCTTTTTTGGCTTCCTTGTCGAGCGCCATCCAGTCACGCATTGCGGCTCGATGATCGCGCTGCAAATCCGATTCTATCGCCAGAAGTGGCGCGCTCGCCGCTTTTATCAGAGGTGATTTCCGTGTCGAAGGATCGCCAATGACCATTGTCCAGATTCGGGCGCTTTCTTTCCAGCTTTCATGGCGCTTCATTTTGAGGGCTATGTTGTCCGGAATAGCCCCAGCGCAGACCGTAAGCGCTGCCATGGCGAGGCCGCCGGGATCGACGCCCATTTGTTCTGCGCGGGCGACAGCAAAGCTTTCGATGACTGAGGGAAAGACACCCATGGGCATAGATGGTGTTTTCGCCTCGGCGAAGACGTCGAGCGGTTCAATGATGGAAGTGGATGCCGTTGCCGGCTGCTCAATGGTTTCGGTGGGTTCTGTTTGCGACTTTCCCGCCCGCGCATTGGCGACCAGCGCCGATGTGTCCATAGGCGGCGCATTGTCATTGTCGTGATATGACGGCTCGGGCATCTGACGAGGCTGCCGCATGCCAGCCTCCAGACCGCGCTTGATCTTCAACCGGATTTCTTTTTCGCCGTCCTTCGCGACAACACCATTCGCAAGCGCAGCGTCGAACAACCCGCGTTCGGCTTCGGTGCGATCAAGTGCGCCTGCGCCGACAAGCTGGCCGAGCGAGAACGCCGAAGCATTTACCTGCCCGCCGCGGCTGCCCTCTGTCGTGCCAGCAAGTTCGGCGAGTTCGGCTTCCATCGCGGCGGCGACATAGTGATTGTACCCGTCAGCCCGATATGACCAATCCGAAGGAGGCGCCGTGACCGTCGGTGGCAAGATCAAATCGAGCAGCCATTGCGGAGCGTCGGCAACGGCAGGAAGCCCCTCGCCGTCATGGTCAATCCATTCATAAGAACGGCCGTCTGCCGTGACGCTGCCGGCTGCAATGACGAACCCGCCCTCGCCGCGAATATCGAGGCCCTTGGATAGCGCACCGCGATTGCGGACGCCTTCAACGTGTTTGAAATATCGATGCTCACCGCCGCCAGCAGTGCGGACAGTCGCGGTGCTTGGCAAAGGCGCATGACTGGCTTCCAGTGCGGCCAGTGCCGCTTTGCCATCAATGAGATTGCCCTCGCTGTCACGATGCATGTCGATATCGAGAACGAAGATACCGGACCGACTGCCGGTCGGAATACCGACCATAGCGCCGCCGTGACGCTTCTCGTCCCACCAAGCGCGTATGATGCGCTCGGTCAGCGTCGCGCCCTTCAAACCGTTCGAGATCAGGGGCGCCTTTGCGGGCAACACCGAGATTTCGCCAGTCGTATTGTCGATCACTTCGACATCACCAGCGCGGCAAGGGAAAACGGGGATATCGTTTTGGATATAGGATAAAGCCACGTCCAACATTGGGTCGGATCGCGTATTTTTTTGGTTAACTGCGACCATGACTGGCGACGGCCTCCTTTGCAATGATGGCAAGCTGATCTGCTAGAGCGATGGGAAGCGTAACGGTGTCGCCGAATTGATCCCGAGGCCCATAAACGCGATATCCGTTCCGGCCTTGCGTCAACCGTAACCGGTAGAGCTTGAGCCCACTGTCGAGTTGAACATCAAAGTAAGCTTTGACGTTCCCCGCGCTGTGACGCGCGGGGCTGATATTCAAAATTGTGGCTGTCATGGTCAGGCGGCCTTGTCCTGATCAAGACGCAGCAAATCATCTTCTGCCGTGACAACCGCTACAAATTCAGAAAATGACGCGTACATGTTCTCATCATGATCAAGCACGTGCCCATCAGGATAGAGAATCCCCACATTTGCCCGCTCGGTGTCAGGGCCTGCGACAACTGGGTACACGCCGCCAGGATTGATTTTCCAAGCTATGATCGGGATGCGGGTCCATTGGCGGTCGCCATCTTCGTCAGGCGTGCCGATCAGTTGATAGAAACCAGGCGCAGCAGGAATAACTTTCGCCAACTTTTCATCAAAGTCATCGTAGCATGGAGTGCCGGTCACGGTATCACCGTTCGACATAACAAATCGAACCTCGCCATGACGAAATTTGATGTATGAGGTGATCTGGTCTGCTTTGATATTTTTTCCGTCGGTAAGAGCGATAAAACTCATAATTTGTCCTCGTGTTCAGTAGGTGGTGGTTGAAGCATCGGCGACTGCCAGTTCTTCGGCAATCGCAAAGCCGCGCATAAATTCCCCGTACGAAATACGGGGGAAGCGGTGCTTGATTTGAATAACCGCGTTTTCTGGCGGCATCCCACGGTATTCTTCGATCAGGAACTTCGCGAAATCGGCCGCTTGGTCGGTCATGCTGCTTTTCCCCTCGTGTTTTGGCGCGCAAAAGCCCATGGCGCGGGCGGGTGCGCATGCGGTTGGCGTGGTGGTAGTGGGTTAGTGGATGGCGGTGCTTAGGCCGGTTGGGGACGCAGCTATATCCTCTGCGAGTTCATCTTCGATTTCATACCGGGAAACCTTGGCTAGCCGCGCCAGGGCGCCGCGTACGTCTAGGGTTTCGCCCCGCATCGCAGCTGCTTGCTGGAACAGAGCTACTCCAGCGCGAAGACCTCGATGGAATTCGTCGTTACCCTCGTAATCTGGGAATTCTGCGTTGAACAGGTCGAGCATGGCTTCACGGGTCATGCGGGACGCTTCGTGAGTCAAGAAATAAGAAATGGATGCTGCGCTGGTCATGCTGCTGCCCTCGCCGTATTGTTCTGGTTCGCAGCCTGCCAGGTCGATGTAGCCGAGCGCTCATTGCGCCATGCGTCAAGGTCGGCAATGTCATAGATGACGCTGCGGCCCAATTTAAAATAACGTGGGCCGCCCCCAAAGTGGCGGAGCTTATCCATGGTGGATTTCGATAGCCCCAGATAGGTGGCGGCTTCGCGTACCCTGATATTCCTGTTCATGTTGACTCCTCGTGTTTCAGTGGTTGGTGTATCGAACTTCCTCAAGTTTCTATAAATGTATAATGTGCAATAAACATACTCGTGTCAACATAAATGTATTGCGTGCATTAAAAAAATATGCGACCTCGTTTTCAAGATATGGAGAATGAAATGGCCTCGCCGAAAGAATTAGTACAAATCGTCAGCGACGAAATGGGCATTCCAGTGGAAACGGTCACCGTCATCGACCGGTGGCTTGCGGACGCTGGATTGAGAACGAAGGCGCTTCGCGGACGCGGCATCACTCCAATGTCATATCAGGACGCCGCCAATCTGATCATCGCTGCTGCGCATAACGTGAACCCGAAAGATGCGGTAGATGTTGTCCAAAAATACCGCGCATTGCCAGCTCACTCGGTAGTACCAGACGTTGATTCAGGCGCCACATTCTTAGGAGAGGATTTTGGAACCGCTTTGGCTCAGATGTTGGAAACAGTTCCACGGGACAAAGTTGCATTTAGTTCGAACTATCGCGACGAAAATCATATGGCGGCCGATGTCTTCATGCATGGTCCAAAACCAAGAGCGGCAATTCACATACTACGTAACGGAGTTTGGTACAGATTCCACTATGGAGATCCATTCCATGGTGGAGGAGACCTTGAGAGGACTGTCAAATTCTCTCAGATTACGCTTGGAAATGTCGGCGAGCTGATAGCAAAAGAATTCCACAAATAGCGGCGCCATCACTTCCCTCCCAGTTTGCCGGAAATATTCCCAGCAATAATATTAGCAGCCCGCCTGACCGGATCAACGTCCAAGTGCGCGTAACGCTGTGTCGTCGACGCCTGCGAATGGCCCAGTAGTTTTCCTATCACCGGCAGCCCCAAGCCGCCCCCAGCCCCAATTGAAGCGTAGGTGTGTCGAAGGTCATGAATTCGCAGCCCCTTCAAACCAGCACGCGCGGAAATCATCGCCCATGGTTTTTTGATATCGTGGCGCGGCTTCTCCTCGGGCAAACCAGCGCTTTCGCTGGCCACAACGTAAACACCAACTTGCGGTATCGACTTGAGTACATCTATGGCCGCGTCAGACAGCACGACCGTTTTACGACCGGTCTTTGAATCCGGTAGGAACAGCAGCCCTCGCTCGAAGTCCACCTCCGACCAACGAAGGTGGAGGATTTCCCGCAGTCGGCAACCCGTGAGCAACAGCAGGCGGATGGCGCCAGTTATGTGGGCGTCGTACACGACATGCCTTTGATGGCCCTGTTTCCGATGCCGACTTTTCTCCCCGTCGCCTTCAACGTCATATGGTATGCCGGTCGTCTCAGCCTCAATCAGAGTCGCGCCCAAGCGCTCCAGTTCTTCACCGGTTAGAAAGCGCTCGCGCTGCTCTTCATTGAAACGCTCTATTTTCTGGGTTGGATTTAGCCCCTCCTTGATCAAGCCAAGATCGCCCGCCCAATTGAACATCTTCGATAGCACAGATAGCATCTTATTCGCGGCATACGGACCGCCCGTGCCATCTGCCTGCTTCTCCGACACCTTGTTGTGAAGTTTCGTGAGATCGGCGCGTGTTACCTTTTCGGCAGCCTTCTTACCAATGGCAGGCTTGATGTGCTTCTCGATGATCCCCTCGTAACCCTCGACGCTATTTTCTTTCCGCTTCTTCCTGACGTGATCGCGCATGAACCGGTCGGCAATCTCAGCAACGCTCAATGCGGCCCGCTCGCCTGCCCGGTCAGCAGCCGGATCGCCACCCAGCGATACCGATGCCAGTATTTTCTCCGCAGCAGTTCGAGCCTGATCGGGCGATAACTCCATACCACCGATCCGCATCCGTTTCTTAGTCACGGAGCGACCACCAGCGCCTGGACGATATTCCACGATCCATGATTTTGTGCCAGTCGGTGCTACTTTCATCCCAAAGCCTGCGAGTGTTTCATCGTAGTAGAATGTCGTCTTTTCCGGCGTCATAATTGCTTTCACCGTCTTCTGGCTTATTTTTAATACAGGCAT